CACAGCAAACTCGTAGAGGAAAGGGTAACTTCATCATCACATCTGCTGATGTTGCTAGTGCTCTTGCTATGTCTGGTACTCTAGACTACTCTTCTGGTTTAACTGGTGCTGGTGGTCCTTCCATCGGTGATGTTGATGACACAGGTAATCTACTTGTTGGAACAATCAACGGACGCATTAAGGTATTTGTTGATCCTTATTCTGCTAACGTATCTAATACTCATTACTACGTTGTAGGATACAAAGGTTCTTCACCTTATGACGCTGGACTCTTCTATTGTCCATACGTTCCCCTACAAATGGTCAGATCAATTGGTCCTGACACATTCCAACCAAAAATTGGATTTAAGACACGTTATGGTATGGTTGCTAACCCATTCGTTGTTAAAGCGAACGGTACTCCTGATGCTGAAGCACTCGGATCAGGTCTTAACCAGTACTACAGACGTGTACGTGTTGCAAACCTAATGTAATTCGGTTACGATATCAATTCAAAGGGAACCTTCGGGTTCCCTTTTTTTATTAAATATGTTATACTAATAAGATGTTACATAAAATATTAATATATGCTTCACCTATTGTATCTGCTGTTACAGTAGCTGCTGTCATAACAATAAAAAGTTGGAAGAAAAAAAGACCACCTAACATTAATATAACATGGGATGATGATGACGATGATGATTATACAGGAGGTCCTGGCGAAGGACCGTACTGGTGGTATACTAAATAGTAATTAACTTAAGGAATTGATATGGCTGCTAATTGGTACAGTGAGCAACCAAAAAATAGAAACTTTTTAATACCTGTAGGGTTTAAATTAGACCTACAGTTATTTTCTGGTGTAGATTTCTTTTGTCAGTCAGCATCCATACCAGATATATCAATGCCATTTGCTGAGGTTCAGACACCTTTCAGAGGTGTACCTATTGCTGCTAGTGGTGGAGTAGCATTCGGTGATTTGACTGTTAGGTTTATGGTGGATGAAGAGTTAAAAAATTATTACTCTATTCATAATTGGATCAGGACTTATGGACTTGCTGATTCTAGAACTGCTGAAGGCACACCAGATTTATATTCCAATGGTAGGTTGTTTGTTCTTACCTCTCATTCTAATGTAAATCATGTAATAGAATTTATAAATTTATTCCCAATAAGCTTGTCAGGAGTACCGTTTGATGCTACAGTAGGAGATGTAGACTACTTACTTGCTGACGTTACGTTTAAGTATGAGAAGTACGATATACTTGATGAGAAGATGAGACCATTTGCATGAATTTTGAAACCCTTCGTAATAAATTTGAAAAACTTAGAGCAGATTGGACAGAAGATAGTCACGTAGATTTTCAATTTAAGAATAAACAATACAGTGCTGATCTAGGACAGATCGCATTAGACATTCCTTTCTGCCATAATAAATACTTAAACCACTATACCGATATATCTCAGATTAAAACCTCACTTGAATTTGAAGTTCGCAAACTTGTAAAAGAAAAGCGTGAGTACTATGGAGGAGAAGCTGACGCAAGAGTATATGCCGAAAAACCTTTTGGCAATAGTATCAAGACATCTGAAAAGATGAAAGTATATCTAGAGTCTGATGATGAAATCATTAACCTAGAAGCGAAAATTAAATACCTAGATCAAATGCTTTATTGGATAGATCAGGTAATGAAACAAATATCAAATAGAGGATTCCAAGTCAAGAGTGCTATTGAGTGGGAGAAATTTATCAATGGACAGTAATGACACACCTCCTAGTCAAAAAGAAGAATGAAGTATACGTTACTGTTTATTCTCCAGAAGAATATGTTCATAGAGAACTAGCAGATTACTTTACTTTTGAAGTTCCCGAAGCAAAATATTTAAAAAAGAATCCTAGGTATAGACACTGGGATGGTACTATACAGTTATATTCACCTGCTACTGGTGCATTATATTGTGGTCTAACAGAACATCTGCATACATGGGCTCATGAAAAACAGTATGAGATAGAGTATGAGACTAGTGAATGGTATGGTGATATACATGAAGAGAATAATTTTGTATCACCAGCAGGTGTTAAAACCTTTATGGATAAGGTTTGCAATATAAAACCTCGTGTCTACCAATACAAGGCAGTCTACGAGGCTATAAAAAATAATCGTAAGTTGTTACTTTCTCCTACGGGATCTGGGAAGTCTCTTATGATCTACTCCATAGTCAGATACTATGCTGCCACCACAAAGAAGATACTTATAGTCGTCCCAACTACATCCCTTGTTGAGCAGATGGTCAATGACTTCATTTCTTACGGGTGGAATGCTGACGACTTTGTTCATAAGATTTATGGTGGTAAGGATAAAAATACAGATAAAGATATCATTATATCTACTTGGCAATCTATTTACAAGTTTCCCAAAAGATATTTTGATGACATAGATTGTGTCATTGGTGATGAAGCACATCTATTTAAGAGTAAATCGCTTACAGGCATCATGACTAAGTTACATAATGCTAAGTATAGATTTGGATTTACTGGTACACTAGACGGATCTAAGACTCATAAGTGGGTATTAGAAGGTCTCTTTGGATCTTGCGATCAAGTAACTAAGACAGATGATCTTATCAAGTCAGGTTACCTATCTAAATTTAGGATTAAAATACTGCTGTGTAAACACTCTTCTCAACATTTTGAAACATATCATGATGAAATAGATTATTTGGTTGAGCATCGTGGTCGTAATAACCTCATTAAAAATTTGGTTAAAGACCTAGAAGGTAACACCCTAGTACTATTTAACTATGTTGAAAAGCATGGAGAACCTTTATACGATCTAATAAATAGTAATGTCAAAGAAGATAGAAAAGTTTTCTTTGTTCATGGTGGTACTGAAGTAGTAGACCGTGAAGAGGTTCGTCTTATTACAGAGGAGGAAGACAATGCAGTCATTGTTGCCAGTTACGGCACATTCTCAACTGGAATTAACATTAAGCGTCTTCATAACATCATCTTTGCGTCGCCCTCCAAATCCCGCATCCGAAACCTACAATCAATTGGTAGAGTCTTACGTAAGGGAGAGGGAAAGAGTATAGCAACACTGTATGATATTGCTGATGATATCGGAGGTCAGAATTATACTATAAAACACCTAAACGAAAGGGTAAATATATACAATGAAGAGAATTTTAAATATGAAGTCATTAAGATAAATTTAAAAGCAAGTTAATGGAAGAAGATTTTATCGCTACAATTAAACTTACTACTGGAGAGGAACTTATATCTAAAGTTTCTTATATGCCTGATGATGATAGTCTAGTGCTAGAACATCCTATGGAAGTTTCTAAAGTAGATGATACTAGAAAAAATATAAGAGTAGCAGGATTTGCTTTAAGTGAATGGATTCATTCTACATTTGATCACATGTTTATTCTTCCTAAGAAACATGTTCTTACAATGACTGAAGTTGAAGACCCTAATATTAAAAATTTTTATACTGTTTCCGTACAGAGACAGGAAATTGAATTAACACAATTTAAAGAAGCTGCTAATCCTCAGCAGTTTACTCGTGATATGGGGAACTTAGGTTCCGTGAATAAAACTAAACAAGCTCTTGAGGACTTATATAAAAGAAGCTAGACTCCCCCGTTAACCCTTGACAGAGTTAGTCTACTACTTTTTAAACCACTTGTCAACCCCCCTTGACAATTGTGGTCATTTCCCCTACAATAAGGATAACAGAAATGCCTAGAATGAGAAAGAAGACAGAATATTATGTCAATAACAAAGAGTTTCTAGCAGCTATTACTGTCTATCGTGATTCTGTCATACAGGCACGTGACGATGGATCAGCAAGACCTCGTGTTCCTAATTACATAGGAGAATGTTTCTTGAAAATTGCTACACACTTATCCTATAAACCAAACTTTGTCAACTACATGTTCCGTGAGGACATGATATGTGATGGTATAGAGAATTGTTTACAATACATAGATAATTTTAATCCAGAGAAATCCTCTAACCCTTTTGCTTATTTTACACAAATAATTTATTACGCTTTTCTTAGACGTATACAAAAAGAAAAGAAGCAAATGGAAATAAAAAATAAAATTCTTGAAAAATCAGGATACGATGAAGTCATGCATACTGATTCATATACTGGTGATATGCAAGGAATGAATGCTAATCAAGCAGACATGGGAAGCATTAAAGAAAATATAGAAATCAAGATGAATCGCTAATGGATCCTGATGATAATCCATTCTGGGGAGAACCAACTCCTACCGATCTATGGAATGATATGGATAAACTAAATCAACTATATGATGAACTTGGATGGGATCATGTAGATTACTTAGAATTTTCAATTGAAGGAAACCATATTACAATAAGAAACAAATCTAGGGAAGGTAGATGAACAAAGAAAAATTAAAAGAATTAATAACAGTGCTCAAAGACATAACCTCTGAGTTAGAATCTGAAGTCTATTCAGATCTAGAAGCATATAAAACATATGGAGGGAAGAATATTTCTTATAATGATACGAGTGATAATGATGAACTCTGTGATTGAAATACAACTAGCGGTTGTCAGAAAGATGAAAGAGTGCTATCCTAATACTAGGGCAGCATATTTTATTGATACCAAACGCTGCATTATATTATGAACATATTTGTCACTGATCCAGATCCAGTCAAGTCTGCTCAAGTGTTACCTGACAAACATATTGTCAAGATGCCACTAGAGACCTGTCAAATGCTTGCTATTGTTGCATCAGAAAAGTGGGGTCATGGTTTCGGTACATTACCTAAAGTAGACGGAGCACCATACAAGACTGACAAAGGTGCATTCCGTAATCACCCATGTACTATCTGGGCACAGACTAACTTTCGTTGGTTGATAGAACATGGTCTTGCATTGT